TTATCAATGCGGAGGATTTACAGCAAAAGACACATGATGCAGTAATGACGGATGGATATGTTCCAAAGAAATACAGATACATATGGACACAGGAAGTTTTCAAAATGTCCATGGAAATATATGAAAATGCCAGAAAAGCAAATGAAATATATCCAAGGGATGAATCTACACTGAAAAACAGATTGTATCTGCTGCTGAAAGCACAAACAGATGCGGAAGCACTAAAAGGGCAAATCAGTTTTGCAAGGAAAAATTTCGATATTCCATCCGGTACTCTGAAAGAGTGGGAAAAACTTTGTGTGGAAACACGAAATTCTCTGAAACGAAGAAGAGAAAAGGATTTCAAGAGATTCGAAAAGAACTTGAAATAAAAACTTTGGGTCAGTGGTTGATAAGGTTTCGAGCGGTATTTGGTGGCTGCGCACTCCTAATTCCAACAACACGAACAATGCGTGGAATGTGAATACGGACGGCACCGCGAACAATAACAACACTACGAATGATTATGGCGTTGTCCCTGCGATTGGATATAAAACTTTGGGCAGACCGAGTAAACGAAAGTTGAAAGCAGTCCCTTTCATATTCAAGGAATCACTGACCCGTCTTGTGAAAACAGGCGAACAGGAAAGGAGATGCGCCCACCCTGCGGGGTGGCGGTGCTATAAACTTCTATATCATGAAAACAATAGAGGAAATTTTTACTTATGATCGGCTTTTGCAATCTTTCAAGGAGTGCCGCAAAGGGCAACTCTGGAAGGGCAGTGTCATTGATTTTCAAATGAATTACGCTGAAAAATTGATGGAGTTGGAAAGAGGGTTGCATGATGGCACATATCGCGCGTTGCCGGATAATATTACATATATCCACGAAAGAGGGAAAACGAGAACAATTCACTCCCAGCACATCAGGGATAGAATTGTTCATAAAATAATCAATCAGGATGTTTTAATTCCTACATTTCACCGGAGTTTTATTCGGCAAAATTCTGCATCCCAAATCAATAAAGGCGTTGATTTCGCCATGAAAACATTTAAGTGTCACCTAAACCGCGCCTATCGAAAGTGGGGAACGGATTTTTATATCTTATCGATTGATATTCGAAAATTCTTTGAAAATATTCCGCATTGGTATATCGAGGAATTATTGCGAAAGAAAATTGATGATGAAAGAATCCTTGAACTATGTATGGCTTCTATGCGTTCTTACGGCGGCGAAAAGGGTTTAGGGCTTGGAAGCGAAATGAATCAGACATATGCATTGTTATGCCTGAATGAATTCGATCATTTGATGAAGGAAAAGTTCAGAATTAAGGAATATGCCCGTTATATGGATGATATTTACCTGATACATGATAGCAAGGAATATCTGAGAGAAATAAAAGATTTTACCGTGGATTATCTCCGTAAACTGGATATGGAGATCAGCCCGAATAAAACGCAGATTTCTCCCATGAAGAACGGTGTTAATTTCTTGGGTTTTCGCTGGAAAATGACCGATAGCGGACACGTTATCAATATCCCAAAGAAACAGACCATTACAAGAAATAAAAGAAAACTCCGCAAGTTTCGCAGGATCATGGACGAAGGAAACATTGACCCGAAGGAGATAGAAAATTGCTATGCATCGATGCGCGGCAACCTGGCACGAAGCAGCAACAAAAGCATGGTTGAAAACATGGATAAATATTACAATAAATTATTCATCGAAAGGTGGGTGAATGGATTTGAACAGTAAAGAAATGCAGAAATATAATAATCAGCAGTATGTTCAGAATAAAAGAATGGAAATTCAGTCCAGACAGACACAGCTTGCGATTGAAAGAAAAAATTCTGAAATTGCTGACAATGCAGTGGAATCCTTTGCCGGAGAAATTATTGCCGATAACGGCGGATATGAAGGCGAAAACAAAAAGGCTGATATTGCAAAAGAATATATCCGCGAAATGAAAACACAGGGCGCGGCTATGGCGAAGGCTATTGCGGATGCTGGCAAGGATGTTCCTGCGACAGCAGGGATTTTCGCTAGTGAATGGGACGAATGGACGGCGGACGGCAAAAACGCTCCTGCGAAGTCCCTGTGGCTTTATAAGGGTATCGGCTATCAGGCGCGTGTGGAAACACAGAAAATCGAAGCATTTGCGCCCGATGTTGCTACGAACAATTATGCGGTTCGCCCTGTTCCTGATGCGCAGGGTATTTACCCCGCAACGATTAACATGGATGTTGCTATTGGTATGAAATTACGCGGTTCTGACGGCATCGTTTATGAATGCTATGCGAACCCTATTACATCTTTACAGTGGCAACCCGCAGACGTTCCGGCATCTTTCAGGGTATATGAGGGGTGATGATTTATGGAAAAATGCGTGGTAACAATCCATGAAAAAACATCACAGAATTTTGATTCTTTAGGGCTGGGGGCTTTGCTTCCCAGCTCTTGCATTATTGCAGAAGAATTAAACGGCTCCTATGAATTGGAAATGTCCCATCCATATGACGAATACGGAAAATGGAGGCGCATAGAAGAAGAGCGAATTATTTGCGCATCCACTCCAAACGGAATCCAGCCTTTCAGAATTTACAGATGCAAACCAACAATGAAAGGGCTTACTGTGAATGCAAGACATATTTTTTATGATCTGCTTGATAATGAGTGCAGCGCACTTTCTATCGATGGAACTGCATCAAGGGCTCTGACGGCTATTCAGGCGGCGTTTGCTGTTTCTATGCCCTTTTCCTTTAGCACGGATATTTCGCTTTCTGGAACGATGACAACGGCTGTCATGAACCCAGTACAAGCCTTGTTGTCCGATGATGATGAAACCGTTAGTTTTGTTAAGGCATATGGCGGCGAATTATTAAGGGACGGTTTCAATGTTACTGTAAAAGCAGCCATTGGGCTAGATCGCGACGTTGCTATTCGGTATGGAAAAAATTTGATTGGTTTGGAAGTGCTGCAAGACATTTCCGATGTTAAAACAAGAATCAAATGCTATGGATCCAATGGAACAGCAACGGTTGATAGTCCGTATATCAATAATTATTTATATCCAAAAATCCATTCCCTGATTGATGATGGGAAAAAGGTTGCGGAATTAAAGGAAGAGGCGCAGGCGTTATTTGATGGAGGTGCGGATATTCCCACAATCAATATCAAAGTTGATTTCATAGAGCTTTCCAAGACAGAGGAATATAAAAATTATGCTGTTCTGGAAAAAGTTTTTCTTGGCGATCTGGTAACGGTTATCAATACGAAGATGAATTTTCAGAAAAAAGCAAAGGTTATTTCCTACAAATGGGATGCTCTATTGGAAAGATACAATGAGGTCGAACTTGGGGATTTCATCCCGTCCCTTGCATCCTCTGTAACATCCGGCGTAAAAAGCGGCTCCCTTGCGTCCTCTGCGTATATAAGTGCATCTGCAGTAATGACTATGCTGCAAACACATTTGGATGACAAGAATAATCCCCATCAGGTAACTACAACACAGGCTGCGGCGGCGGAAGGGTAAGGTGATTCTATGTATGTAGATGCAGATGCAATAATTAGGGCGGCGGCTCTCTTGGGGGCTGTGTCTGCTATAATTGCCTTTCTTTATAAGTTTTTCAAATGGCTTGACAACCAGCAAAACCAAGATAAACAGATTGAAGAATTGAAGTTGCAGCATGAAAAGGATATTGCTGCGATTCAGGACGAACAATGCGTGATGTGTTGGGCGTTGCTTGCCACTTTGGACGGCTTGATGCAGCAGGGCGCAAACGGCGAAGTAACAAAAGCATATAAGCGGCTGGAAAAACATTTGAACCAGAAAGCGCACAGGCAGGAAGAAGGTTGATGCTATGGCAAGAAAAATGGAAACCAGCAAGAAACTGGTCTACATATCCGATTTTGTGATGATTTGCCTTTGTGCTGCGTGCATTATTGGCGTATTTTGCACCGATAAAGATATAACATCTTTGGCACAGGTTACGATTGCATCAATCACAGAATGCGGCGTTGCAAACGGGTTCTATTACTGGAAATCTAAAAACGAAAACAGATATAAATACGTTATCAAGTTGATAAGGGAATGGGCAGAAAAATACGGCATTGATGCCGTTATTCGTATTGCCGATATTGTATTGAAAGAATGAACGGAGGAAAAATATGAAAGAAGAATATAAAATCACAATCCAGAATCTGCTTACCGTAAAATCCATTGTAACAATCATTCTGACTGTTATTTTCTCCTATCTGTCTGTAATTGGTACGATCAGCGGGGAACAGTTTTTAACAATCTTCTCCGTTGTTGTTGCCTTTTATTTCGGTTATCAGAAGGGTAAGGAAGTCGGTGGTTCTGATGAGTAAAAAAATGACTGGCATCGAACTTGTAAAGTTTTGTAGAACTAAAATTGGCACTGCGTATGTATATGGCATGAAGGGAACTGTCATGACTGCGGCAAATTTCAGTTATTTACAGGGGAAATACCCTAAATTTGTCCCTCATAGTGACAGAAAGAAAATTGGAAGGGTGTGCGTTGACTGTTCCGGCTTGATTGGCTGGGCTTGCGGCATACACACGAACTCCGCAGGGTGGCACGCAAGGGCGATAAAAGAAAAAGAGGTATATTCTATTACCAGTATCAAAAAAGCCCCTGTTGGCGCTCTGGTGTGGCATGATGGGCACATTGGCGTATACACTGGAATCAAAAATGGGGTTCCATATTATATTGCTGCGGACGGCAGCGCATACGGCGTTCGTGAAGTCCCCATTAGCAATAACAATTTTACCCATTGGATGCTTGTAAGAAGCATATTTGATTACAAGGAGGAAAACGAAGTGGTAACAAAAGAAAAAATTAAAATTTTTGGCAAGGAAATTGAATGTGAAATGATTCGAAAAGACGGCAAGGTGTACCCCTATATCAGAGATTTCGGAGAAAAAGTTGGTTTGAAGATCAGTAATGAGGGTAAAATGCCTGTTGTTGAAAAAGAATAATCGCCATTTTCTTGGTGTCGCGAAAATGGTAAAGCCCCTCGTTTGAGGGGCTGTTCTTTTATTTTGTTACTAATTCAATTCCAAGTCCTGCGGTATATTTCGCGCCTGCCTCAAATCCTTTTTCCTCTGTTTTCGAAATCAAATCCATTAACATTTCTTCCGCGGTGAAATAATCATCCGCGGATAACTTTTGCTTTAAGAAGTCCTTAAAATCTTCCATTTCGTTACCTCCTGTCATTAGTTCTCGACATTCAGTGTCGCGATCATGACAATAACTGCGGTACATTCCTCTGATTTTAGACATAATACTAACCTCCTGTTTTATAAATTTGGTATGTTGCAGCAGATCACAACAAAGAAGCCGCTTTATTTATTACACCCCAGCATGGGAGTGTTCACACATTATTAAGAAATTTTTTCGGAAATTTTGTTTTATTCCATTATGCTGCTATGGTATAATATCCAGATTAAAGGAGTTGATAATATTGTTCGAAAATAAACAACAGACAAATAATATAGGCGGGCACGCTCCTATATATTTTAGGTGTATATAAAAACCGCTAGATGTAGAAAATAACCTCCCATTTATCCCTATATATGAGGATTTTGTGGATAAATGTTTTCAGAATGGTTCTTTTTTCCTCTGCGGTTTGCACCGTTTCATATAAATCCCATGCGGATTTTATTTTTTTGCGCAAAATTTCCTCTTTTTCATTTGCGGGCTGATGTGTTTCGGGCGCGGCTGGAAGTGCCTCAATAATTTTCTTTCTATCCTCTAAGGCTTTTTTAATTTCCCTGTATTCGTCCAGTTCAAACACACCGCTCAGATATGCTTCTTTTGCCCGCTTAAGTTCTGTGTTGATTTTTTCTATTTTCTTTTTTGCTGAATCCTCTGTTTTTACAGGCTCGTTTTCCTTGCTCACGATCAGGGCAATAGGCGCACCGGCTATAATATCCATGATATAATTATCAATTTCAGCCTCGACCTTTTCAGCATTAAACAATCTTGTAAAACGGCATTCACTACGGTATAGACTTGCGTCCCTGCAAAGATAATTTTCACTTCTCTTTCCTTGCCATCCTTTGTTCGGCTTTATTCGCATAATGCTTCCGCATTCGCCGCAGTAGATCAGACCGAGTAAATGATGCTTTTCATAATTATTCCCGCGTCTTGTGTGCGTCTTTGACATCAGGGCGGATTTTTCTTGCACACGGTTAAATAGATCAGGTTCCAGAATAGCAGGATATACAGCAGGGCATACAGTCCCGTTCCACGCATTTTCTCCGATGTATTTTCGATTCTTTAGAATCTGCTTTACTTGGAATGTCTGCCATGCGCCAATAATTCCTTTGTAGGTTGGAATCATGCTTTCATTTAACCATTTTGCAATCTTCATGTGTCCCCAGCCTTCATCATAAAACTTGTAGATTCTGTGGACAACTTCCGCCTGTTCCTCGTTTACATAGACTTCTCCATTTTGGCAATAATAACCGTATGGCATTTGCCCCATGTGCTTGCCCTTTCTGGCTCTCTCATTCATGCCTTTATAGACTTCTGCAGAAAGATTACGCACATAGTATTCCGCCATCAATTCATAAAGCCCTTCCATGAAAAAGCCCATAGGGCTATCCTCAATGGGTTCTGTGATGGAAACCACATTTACCTTTGCGGCCTTAAGATTGTTTTTGATAGTTCTGGACAGTTCCACCTTGCGGGCGAAACGGTCAAACTTATGCACCAGGATGATATTGATTTGCCCTGTGAATGCAGCGGAAAGCATTTCCTTGAATGCTGGGCGGTCACCGATTTGCCCTGTTATACCTTCATCCGTGTATTCTTTATAGATTTCAATATCATTCTTTTCGCAGTAGTCACGCAGGGCGCGGAGTTGCGCTGGAATGGAATTTTCTCTCCTTGCCTGTTCTTCGGAGGATACTCTTGCATAAAGAGCTGCTTTCAACATAAATCGAACCCCCTTTATTTGAAATTTGTGTATACAAATAAAGCGGTTCCGTGTTATAATCTGCTTGTCTAGGGCTGTTATACCACGGTATGACCGCTATGAATCCCTGTCCGATTGCAGTCGGATGGGGATTTCTTTTTTTACGCATTTTTAACGATTTTTAATGTTTTTCAACGCATTTTCAACGCATTTTAACGTTTTTGCGTTTTAGATTTCTGTTATATCACAATCGCATTTTCCGATAATCTTACCATAGCATTTTATGGAGGAATATTCGTTTACGGGAATGATCTGATAATCTGGATTCAGAGAGCGCAACCCATTTGCGTTCTTTTCTTTGATATAAACATCACCATCCAAGAAGAACAGACCTATTTCGCCATCATCAACATTATCCATTCTTTTTACAAATACCTTGTCATTGTCAAAATATTCCGGCTCCATGCTGTTGCCAGATACGCGGATCAGAAAGTTTGCGCCTTTGGGCGGTTTCTGCGTAATGCCGACATTTTCAAAATGCGCAATATCCATAGCATATTCGCCAGTACCAGCACTTGCAGCGAGATCATACGCATAAGGGATGCTGAAAACGGTTACTGTTTCCTTTGGAGCTGTGGAACGGTTCCATTCTCTTTTCAAAACAAAATCAACAGTTTCTTTGCCGTGTTCGTCAAGATCACGGTATTTTTCTATTATCTCTGTTTCTTTCATATTCAAGGAAATGCTCCCGTCTTCGTTATATCCATCATATCCGAATGCGTCTAAAATATTTTCTATTTTATACACGGAACACATTTCCAATAGTGCGCCAGGTGTTGGCTGGCTGTTCCCGTTTTCCCAACTGTAAATTGTTGATTCAGATGCTTTGAATCCTTTCTGTGTCAATATGTCCGAAATATCCTTTACAGTAACATTTGCTTTATTTCGATATGTTTTCAAAATTTGTCCGATTTCATATGGCATATAAAACACCTCCTGTATCGCAAGAATATCATGAATATTTTAGCGTGTCAACAAAAATTATAAGAAACTTGAAAAAACTGGTTGACATTACGAGAAACTTGTGATACTTTCAAAATATCATAAGAAACTTATGAAATGGAGGTGTTATACATGGATATTCCTACAAGAAACTTAGGAGAATATGTAAGAGAAAAAGGAATCAATGTAACAAGAATGTCTGAAAAAACAGGAATCCCATATACTGCGCTTTATGACAGTTTGTTACATAAAAACAGGGAACGAGATTTGAGGGTTGGCGAATTCTTTTCAATCTGCCTTTTCCTTGGTGTTGATCCGATGATTTTTGCAGATAAAAAGACGGCGTAAAGGAGGAATCCGGATGGATGTGATTATGCATATCAACTTGCCTGTGTCCGATGAAGTGAAACAGGCATATAAAGAATATGAAAAAGCAAAAACAAGTTTGATCCGCGCACTGGAAGCGGAAAGAATTACAGCGGAAACAAAAACGGCATCCGTTGGAGCGGATACCGTTTAAGTAATTATTTTGCAAGGCTCTTTAACGCTTCGCCAATATCATCAAAAGTATAGAAAGCCTGTTTTGCAAGGGCGGCTAAATCTTCTTTTGTGGCGGGCGTTTCAGGGTCTAAATCGAAAAGTAATTTTGTTTCTTTCTGAAACAGTTCGATGCTTTCAAGAGCCTTTTTCAATTTCGCATCCATGAGAGTTCCTCCTTTCGTGGTTATTAAACTGCATGAGTTTAATTCATAAGTATATTCTTCGTTTGATTATAGCGCAAGAAATATTTAGCAAATCGAAAAAGATAATCAATCGGGAGCGGACGAAAATAGTTTCGTTATGGAGGGCGAAAAATGAAAAAATTGCTAATGCTGACAATCTGTGCGGCACTTCTTACTGCATCATGCTCGCGGGATAAAGAACCTGTTTCCCCCGTGGAAAACGTAGAACAAACGGAGAATGCTAAAGAATTGCACGTAAGATTTCAATTTGTAGGAAACGGAAAATGGATTCCTATTTATTACTGGAGGTGAAAGATTGATAGAAGTAGCAGCAACACTATACGCCATTCAAGCGGGTATCCTGCTGGTTGTATTGGCGGTCTGCATCATAGTTCTGTGTATTGCAGCGGCAGCGTACGCGGCAGAACAGTGGAAATATGATTGGAGGCACAGATGGACACTAAGAAAGATGAGAAAGGGGAAAAATAAATGAATTTAACTGTAAATATCACTGCAAAAGAAGTAAACATTCACACCAGCGAGATCGGCACACAGCCTGAAACAGGTATTGATCTGGACGAACTGCTTTCTGTTGTAAACGAAGATAAGGAAACCGAAAGCTATCTGGATGATCTGTTTGATGGGGTTGAAGCGGGCGAATTGACAGCGGATGAAGAAATGTTGTTGGCTGGTTTTGGCTCTGACGAACTGGATGTGGGTGACGTTGTAAAACTGAAATTATTCGGTGAACCCACGGAATTTAGAGTAGTACATAAAAACTACAAAACAGATGGAAAAGTGGTTTTAATGCCCGAAAACATTGAATTTTTCCATGTTTTTAACAGAGATTATGCAAACGTCTATGAAACAAGCGAGATCAGGGACTATCTGAACCGTGTGTTTCTGTCTGGCTTTCACCCTCTGATTCAGGATGCTATTGTGAAAACTCCTGTGGAATGCTCTGTGGATGATGAAATCAGAGTAGTGCATGACAAGCTGTGGCTCCCTTCCTATACGGAAATTGGTTTCTCCGGCTCTGATTATGCACCAAAAGAGGGCAAACCTTTTGAATATTTCGACAACAAAGAAAAGAGAAGAAAGGTTGGCAGCGCATGGGAAAAATTTTGGTGGCTGCGCACTCCTTATTCCGGCAACACGGGCATTGCGTGGTATGTGCGTGCGGGCGGCACCGCGGACTCTAGCAGCACTACGGGTGATTATGGCGTTGTCCCTGCGTTTGAAATCTGATGAACCGCGAAAGCGGTTCCGATAGGCGGGGCTTGTCCCCGCCAATATCTCATAAAGGAGGAAAACACATGAAAGAATATATGACATCATTCGGCGTTCCCATTGTATCCAGCATCGAGGGCGGTACATTGGAAGATTTGCAGGAATCTATCAGCAGAAAACTTTCTGCTATGGATGCAAAGGATTTCCCGTCTTTGCAGGACATTCAGATTGAAAAAGCGGGCTGATTACATAGAGGTGTAACCATGACAGAAGAGGCAAGAAATAAATATATGCTGAAAGGAACGGGCGTTTCCAGAACATACGGAATGAAAAAACGGTATGCAATCTGTAAATGTTGTAGAGATAAAGTAAATATTGCAATCTCACAGGATACCTCCGGCGGTTATTTCTGCCCCAGATGTCAGGCGAATCAACAGAAAAGGAGGAACAGGAATGACATTGACAAATGATGAAATGCGCGCGGCGGCGGAAGCTGCGGGGTTGAAAATCGGAACTACTATAAAAGTTGACATCAGAGAAAAAGAAGAAGGTAGGGGGGGGCTGTATTCCCATCGTACTGTAAAAGGTGAAGTTTTAGCCATGTATCCTTATATTTTCCTTTGCCAGGTCGGAAAAATCAAAACTTGTTTCAGATATAGCGAATTATTCGGAGAAGGAAGGGCGGTTAGATTATGACAACAGCAAGAGAAAGAAAAATCAGAAGAGAAAGAAAAAGACAGAAGCAAGCGAGATTGGACAGGCTCTGCAGGATCATGCGCAATTGCGTTGTTACAATCGGCATCCTGCTTGCAATAATGGCGTTTGATGTGGTGATGGTTGGCGTTTTATATGAAAATCCATACCGTTCCCTTGAAATCATCATTGTAATGGCTTCTTTGGCTGTTGGGGCATGGCTTTTTATGAAAGCATTCCCAGAAAATAAAAATGTCCCCTTTGATGCTGGGCACATCGCAGAGGACTAATGCTGTATAAAAACATTTTACCATAAAAACGGCAATTTTACAACGAAAAGATAGGAGGGCGGAATGACATACATTGACGAAACCGGAAAGAAAGGGGAATTTCAAATTCTACCAACAGGGGAATTGGAACTTTCCCTTATTTTTCCGAGGGCGGCGGTTCATAGTGTTTTGAATGGTCTGGACAAAATCCAATGCGACCTTTCGCCCGAATTGCAGATCAGGATCACAAAAAAGAAAAAGCGGCGTTCTATGAGTGCAAACGATTATCTATGGGTTTTATGCACCAAAATAGCGGAAACATTGCAGGATAACGGAACGGTTATCACAAAAGAGGATGTTTACCGGAAACACATCAAAGAGGTTGGCGCATATGAACCTTTGGCGATCAGAGAAAGTGCGGTAGAACGATTCTGTCAGAGCTGGGGATATAACGGAACAGGGTGGTTCTGTGAAATCGTTGATAGCAGCTTGCCCAAGTGCAAAAAGATTTTCGCATATTATGGCAGCAGCACTTACGATACCCAGCAGATGAATAGGCTTATCAATAGCGTTCTGGAAGATTGTATTTCCCTGGGCGTGGATACCATGCCACAAGCCGAATTGGATAGCCTGTTAAGAGAATGGGGGAAGCAGAATGAAAGGAAGTCATAGTTTTTCCATCCTGCAGGGGAAGGGAAAACGCTGTTATTTTACTGATGCGGAAGGAATCCCCCTCGAAAAACATCATATCTATTTCGGTGTAAAAGAGAGGGCTATATCCGATAAATACGGCTTCTGGGTTTGGCTGCGGCCAGAGTGGCACAGAGGAACATATGGTGTTCACGGGAAGAACGGGCACAATATTGATCTGCTTTTGAAGCGGGATTGTCAGAGGAAATACGAGGAAACCCATAGCCGCGAAGAATGGCTGGAACTGATGAAAAAGAACTATTTAGAGGATGAGGATTGAAGCGGGAGGTGATTATTTGGCAGGGCAGAGATTTTATTGGTTGAAATTGATGAGCGATTTCTTTACGCAGCCAAAGATTAAGAAACTGCGCCGCATTGCTGGCGGGGATACATATACGGTTATCTATCTCAAAATGCAGTTGTTAAGTCTGAAAAACGGCGGAATCATTCCCTACGAAGGGATTGAGGAAACCTTTGCGGATGAGTTGGCATTGACAATGGATGAAACACCTGAGAACGTGCAAGCCACATTGATTTTTATGGAATCACAGGGGCTTATTGAGAAGATTTCTGAGGAAGAATTCTTTTTGCCGGAAACGGCGTTGTTAATTGATTCCGAGGCGGCTTCTACAATTAGATCGCGCAGACACAGAGAGAAAAAGAAGTTATTAGCGTTGCAATGCAACACCGATGAAACAAACTGCAACGTAGATATAGAGAAAGATATAGAAAAAGAATTAGATACAGAATCAGATATAGAGAAAGAGGGATGCGCTGACGCGCTGGGTATATCTGTGCCAGAGAACGGGGATTTGCAGCGGGCGTTGGATGCGTTTGTTTCTCATAGAAAAGGCATAAAAAAACCATTGTCTGCGGATGCGCTGGAATTGATCCGAAAACGCCTTGACGAACTGGCAGCAACAGACGCGGAAAAGGTGGCTATTCTGAATCAGTCTATTCGGAGTGGGTGGAAAGATGTATTTCCTCTGAAAAAAGATAATACGGGGAAACCTGATGCAGGAAAGAAATACCCGTACGGAAATACAAGATTCCAGAATTATAAGCCCGCAAATTATGATTTTGATGAAATCGAGCGGCTCGAGAGAGAACAGAGAATGGCGCAGTAACAGAGGGGGAGATAACATGAGTATTGAATGCTATGCTTGCCTCGATAAAGGGATTGTTCAATGGTTTGTGAAACGTGACGGTATTGAATATGAATACTGCGGAAGATGCAGTTGCAAAGCAGGAAGGAAGTTTTCTGGAATGCCTCCGGCGGAATCTGTTCTTTGCCCATTTGAAATCTCCGACATTATCAAAGAAAACAAGAAACGGGAGGCGGAAAAATGCAAAAGCCTATGAGGGTAAATAAAAAACAAACGGAACCGCCCTGTTTTCGGCATTGTCCCACGGAAAGAACGGGCACTTGTCATGCAGATTGTAAAATTTATGCTGGATGGTCTGCGGAACAGCTCCGCAGGAAGAAAAAGAACCGATTCCGAAAGGCTATGAGAATTCTTATGAAAGAAAGGCAGATGAAAACATTATGAATAAGTGGCTGGGGCAGGGGCGTGTTGCAAAAGACCCTGAGATCAGATATGGCAAAGGGGACAATCCAATAAAAATTGCATCCTATACGCTGGCAGTCAGCAGAGGCAAAAAGAAAGAGGGGTTCCCTGATGTCGATTTCATTGACTGTGTTGCCTATGGATTTTATGCGGAATTCGCAGAAAAATTCATGAAAAAAGGTGGACAGTTTATTGTTATCGGCAAACTGCAAAAAAGAAGCTGGGAAGGACAGGACGGCAAAAAGCACTATGCAACGGAAATTGTTGTAGAGGAATGTTATTTCTGTGGCTCCAAAAAAGATTCTTCCAGTGATCAGGCACAGGGCGGACAGAACGGTTTTTATCCAATGTCCGATGATGAAATTGACGATGATTTACCGTATTAAAGAAAGAGAGGAAAAACCATGAAAGAAAACGAAAGAATTGAAAAATTTAGCGGCATGACAGACGAAGAAATTTTGGTAAATGGCAGAGGATACCTTGCATTCAATGTTGGTGATATTGTTACTCTGATGTGGTTCGGCAAACCTACGGAATTCAGAGTGGTACATAAAGGGTACAAAACAGAAAATAAAATTGTTCTGGCAAAAGAAACTATTGAAACTTTCCACCCTTATCACAGAGATTGGAATAATAACTATTTTGAAAGCCATATCAGGGAATATCTCAACAGGATCATGCTGCAGGGCTTCTCTGCTGATGTTCAGAATGCCATTGCGGAAACACCAGTGGAATACTACGTAAATGGCGAAATCAAAACAGCAAATGATAAGCTGTGGCTGATGTCCAGAACCGAAATTGGCTTAGGCAGTTCCAGATATGCGCCCAAAGAAGGAAGTCCATTTGATTATTTCGTGGATGATGAAAGCAGAAAGAAAACATTTGCCGGAGATAGAGAATGGTACTGGCTGCGCACTCCTAATTCCGACAGCACGAGCATTGCGTGGCGTGTGCTTACGGACGGCACCGCGAACTTTAACAACACTACGTTTGGTTATGGCGTTGTCCCTGCGTTTGAAATCTGATGAACTGCGTAAGCAGTTCCGATTGGACGGGTCTTGCGCCCGTCCTTTTCGGGGAATGAGGTGAAACGATGAAACAGATATGCTTCTTTGAAGAAATGTTAATTGATAATTTTGCGGGCGGCGGCGGCGCATCAACAGGGATAGAGCTTGCAACGGGCAGACCAGTAGATGCTGCAATAAATCATGACCCAGACGCAATATTGATGCATCAGACAAATCATCCGCATACAAGGCACTACTGCGAAAGCGTGTGGGATGTAAACCCTTGGGAGGTAACCAGGGGCAGACCTGTAGGCTTGGCTTGGTTTTCACCTGATTGCAAACATTTTTCCAAGGCAAAGGGCAGTAAACCAGTTGATAGAAATATTCGTGGGCTTGCGTGGATTGTATTGAAATGGGCTGGGACAGTAAAACCTAGAGTTATTATCCTTGAAAACGTTGAAGAATTTCAAACATGGTGCCCAGTCAGAAGGGGCAAACCCATCAAGAGCAAACAAGGAGAAACATTCAGAAAATGGAAAGAACAGTTAATGTCACTTGGGTATCAGGTGGAGCATAAAGAATTGGTTGCTGCGGACTATGGCGCACCAACGATCAGAAAGCGGTTTTTCTTGATTGCCAGATGTGACGGTAAACCGATTGTTTTTCCTGAAAGAACCCATGCACCAAGGGATAGCGAAGAGGTAAAAAGCGGAAAATGCAAACCATGGAAATCTGCGGCGGAAATTATAGATTGGGAAATTCCGTGTCCGTCTATATTTGACACATCCGAGGAAATTAAAGAAAAATTCGGGATCAGAGCTGTTCGCCCTTTGGCAAAAAATACAGAGCGGCGGATTGCTAGGGGGCTTGATAAATTTGTTTTGAAAAACAAAGAACCTTTTATTGTTCCTATTGGATACGGAGAAAGGAAGGGGCAAGCCCCAAGGGTACATGACATTAACGAACCATTAAGCACGGTGGTTGGAAACGGAAAACAATACCTTGCTATGCCGTCTTTGATTCAGTACCACACCGAACAAACGGAAAAAGTAAGAGGACAGGGGCTTGATGATCCGATAATGACACTAGATGCGGCGAATCGATACGGGTTATCAGCGGCGTACTTAACGGAATATTACCAGACGGGCAGACCTCTGGATGTTAACAGTCCGATGCATACGCAGACCACGAAAGATAGAGAGGGTGTTGTGATGGCACATATGGAGAAATTCTTTAGTGGTGGTTATACAGGAAGCGGCAGCGATATGAATGCGCCTTTGGGAACTGTGACCGCAGTAGATCATAATGGTCTGACAGAAACATTTTTATCCAAATTCTACAAAACAGGGATTGGGCAGGAAACGATTGAACCGCTCCACACAATTACAACATCTGCGGGGCATTTCGGCGTTGTTACAGTAAAGATGAATGCAACGGGGCAGGATTTCCGCCATTGGAGTAAGATTCGGGAATTGCTGAATGAATATTGTGATTACAAAATTTCTGATGATGAAATTTTGTTGATTGATATTAACGGCGCGCTGTATTTCGTTAGTGATATAGGATTAAGAATGTTAACCCCTAAAGAACTGTACGCTGCAAATGGCTTCCCTTCTGATTACATCATAGATCATGACTACACAGGAAAGGGATACGGAAAAACGAAACAGATTGCCAGATGCGGGAATGCTGTTCCACCTCCGTTTGCGGAAGCTCTGGTTAGAGCAAACCTTCCTGAATTGTGCGGCAATAAAATTGAAACTATGGAAGAATTACAGAAAATTATGGTTGGTTAAGGAGTGATTTTATGAACCTGAAAGACTGGCAGAAGGGGAGAAATGACGGATTAGCCCTTGCTTTGAAGATTGTGAAAGAGGGGGGGCAAGAAGCCCTAGAGAAAGAGATCAAAGCCAGAGGGGCAACGGGGATAAATACAAGCCTTTCGCAGAAAGAACTCGATGCGGCATTATTGCCGATTAAGGAACTTACTATTCGCACGCTGCTTGCTATGAGCGTTTCGGCGTTACGTGATGAATTCGGCTTTGGTAAGGACAGGCTGCAAAGGTTTGTAAATCGTTTCATGAAGAAAACAGATTGCCTTGCAGAGGGGTGGGTTACATGGAAAGACCTGTGTGAAAACATCCAAGAAGAAACAGGAATTGAAATTGAATTCAAGGATATGTGCGATATGTCAACGCTTGGATAAAAAGGTGGTGAAAGAATGGCTGAAAAACATATTCTTTGCATCAGTGGAGGGAAAGACAGTATGGCAACAGCCATTCTTGCCATTGAAAACAATGAACCTTTGGATTTGGCTATTTACAGCGAAGTTATGTTTGATAAAGAGATCAGCGGCGAAGTTCCAGAACATAGAGATTTTGTTTATAACAAAATGATTCCGTATCTCGAAGGTAACGGCATTAAGGTTGCTGTAGTTCGGGGGGGGGTATTACCTAGATTGTTTTTATAGAAAAATAAAAAAATCTAAAGACCCAGAGAAAAACGGAAAGTTGTGGGGATTCCCGTATGGAAAAGGATGCTATGTGAATAGGGATTTGAAAGTGAATCCGATGCACAAATATTTCAAAGAAAACGGGCTGCAAGATTCTATCCAGTATGTTGGTATTGCAGCGGATGAAGAAAAAAGGCTTAAACGATTAGAGGGAACTAATAGGATTTCACTTTTGCAAAAGTATGGATATACAGAGGATATGGCGGCGGAACTTTGCAAAAGCAGGGGGCTATATTCTCCATCATACGAATTCAGTGATAGAAATGGTTGTTGGTTCTGCCCGAATTGCAAAACGAAAGAATTTGCAGAATTTAAGCGGCGGCATCCGGATTTATGGGGAAAGTTGCTTGAACTTGGGAAAGTGGAAAACTTGGTTTCATATGGATTTCGTTACGGTGCGACTATTGAAGAAGTAGATCGCGAGATCAGTATGCAAGCGGCGCAAATACGATTATGGGATTTGGAGGAATGAGATGTATAGAGAAAAACTTATTGAAATGGGGTTGCTCCATCCAAGAACGGTCGCGCAGGATCATGAAAGGAAATCGGTATTGCAGCGGATTGCGCAAGGGGAAAACATTGAAAAAGATTTCAGACCCATTTACTGCGTATATCGTTCAGATGATTGGATGAACCATGTAGTCTATGAGGACGAATACAGATGCAAGGATGCAGAAATGATTGAAGAAATGCTAACAAGCGGAGAAGCTCATTCTCTTTGCAGGGTGTTAAATTCAAAATCGCCTGATCTGCCAAGAACAGAAAGAAAGGGGCTTCCGTTGCCCATATATAAGATATGCAAAGTTGCAGAATGGGATGAATGGCAGCGGGAAATACAACAGTTATGCCTTGAATTGTAGGGGGGTGCGAATATTGCAGGAATGGAAAGATGCAAACAAGGAACAGGCAGAGGAAGGAAAGGCCTATTTAGTTATCATCAATGGGAGATATCGAAAAATCAGATTTGTTAATGCTTATGCAATCGGTACATATTGCGAGGAAGAAGGTTGGATTATAGATAATTACGAAGATGCAACAATGATCCGCGTGGATTACTTTGCGGAATTGCTTGAATTGCCGGAGGGGGTGCGCCATGAGTGTTAAAGCAATAGAAATGACTGCAATAGAGTTTCTTAAATGGTATCGAAAAATGTGTGAAAGCAGCGGGCATGATTGCTGTAACTGCCCTTTCTTCTTAGAAAAGGCGGGGCGCACCTGTAGACAGTTCATGGAACAAAGCCCGCATAGAGCGATAGAAATTATCTGGGAGTATAAGCAAAAACATGAACCAAGAACAATGATTCAAGACCTGATGCAAAAACTTCCGAATGTTCAGATGCACCGCATAGGCGTGCCCATAGTTTGCCCTTATCATTGCGGATATGAAAATGATGCGCCTGAGTGGTGTAAAACCGGAGTAAAGACAGAAAAATGTTTTGATTGCTGGGACAGACCTGTGGAGGTGAAGAAATGAAAGAAATGACTGTAAAAGAATATTTTGCCACAAAAGCCAGAATGACAAACTATTGCACAATCGGATGTGCTGTATGTGCATTTCATCCAGATAAGACGGGGAAGAATTACGGATGTCAAAGGCTGGAACTAGAACATCCTGACATTGCAATTTCTATTGTTCGGGAATGGGATGAAAATAATCCGGCAAAAACGTATTTGCAGGATTTTGTAGAAAAACACCCTGATGCACCATTAACGGCAAAGGGAACGCCTTTGATTTGTCCGGATCAGATTGGATACGGTGGAAGAAGTCCAAAAGAATGCATGATGACGGACGAAAACAGATGTTTGAAATGTTGGAACAGAATAATGGAGGCGGAATTCTAAATGGGATATATGGAAAATTGCTGCACTGTTAGATGCAGATTAGACAATTCTGAATTGCTCTGTCAGCTTGCGGAGGAATCTGTAGAACTTGCTGCTGCGGCGGAAAAGTTTGTAAATGATGGACATTATATGCATGGCGAACACATTACCATTGATGTATTCATGGAAAATATGGTGGAAGAAATGGCGGATGTGAAATTGGTTGCATTTGTCATGTTGGATGAAAAAGATATGGCTGCAGCGGCAAAACATGGAGAAATGGATTATTTGGCGGAAATTGCCGTTGATGCAAAACCATATGCAGAAATGCTATGGAAACAGTGTATGGCGTTATCGAAGGCGGCGTTAAAAATGCGCCGGACATTAGATCAGAAAAATCCTACACCAACAACACCAGAGGCGGCGAAATATAATTTGCTTATGAATCTGGGGCTTGTATTGAAAAAAATCGAACGTCTGACAGAAGAAATTGGAGAAAAAGAAAAAGTGCAGGAAACCATGATTCGAAAGGCTGAAAGATGGGCTGGAAGATTGGAGGATGAAAAATGAACAGATTGACAATGGATAATCTGGATCAGATGGGTATGTATGATCTGGCGCATAACTGCTGTTATGCTTCCGAGGGGAAAGCAAGATACAGAGATTTTGATACAGATATTGATGCTAGGGAGTTCGCAAGAAATCTGATGGTTGTATACGGAAAATGGAAAAGCTGCGAAGAACATGGTCTGGATGGGAACAATGAAATGGTGGATGATGAAATTTTCGATGGTGCGATGCTCGATAACCTGATGTATGAACCAACGGAAATTGAGGGGCTGATTGCTCTGTTTTACCGGAACCTTTGGGGGATGGCGGATCTGAGGGAAGTTCTGAAATACTATGAAGATGCCGATGAACAGGGGCGATTGCTGCGGTTGGCTTGCAATGTGGGTGACACAGTGTATATCAAGGGCATTGCTTTGGATGTTTCCTTTATTCATATCGAAGATGAAGTCACATACTGTGTTCAGTTTTATTGTGATGAATGTGGGGATTGTCCTTTCTATGAGGAAGAGGTTTCCTGGGAAGGAGAGTATTCCTGCAAAACAAACGGCTATATCGAATTCAAGGAAACCGATATTGGGAAAACAGTATTTTTGACCTTTGAAGAAATGAAAGCAGCATTGAAACAAGCCTGATGGCGCGCATGATTGAGTGCATTAAAAAGCAGGAATGCAGCGGCAAGGAGGAAAAGAAAAATGAACAAAGATAATTTTAGAGATTATGCAACAGAGGCTTTTCGCTTCTATGCTGCTTGCGGAAAATTGACCGCGGATGAGATCATGCAGAGAGTGCGAGAGGATATTTATACAGAGGCGGCAGGGGATTTCCTTTTAGTAAGCGGCGGAAGCTACTCGGATGCAGTTGCACATGCAGTAATGCGTGCGGAAGATGCAATAAAAGAAATGGGGGCAGAGATCGCGGATATTGTTGCAGTAGAAAAAACAATGCGCCGTCTGAATGGAAACCAGAAAAGAGCTGTTGAGATGGTATATTTTCCAGACCCAGAGGAACCCATTGGGAAAAATGAAATATCTGCGAGAGTACATAAGGCGGAAATGGAGATTCACGCAGGGGAAAGAACGATATATAGATGGCTTGCAACAGCAAGGAAAATCTTTGCAGAAGAAAGAGGATTACGAACAACGAAAAGAAATTTTTCAAAAGTTGGCAGTAGTGAACCTAAAAAGTGTGGTAATATGGTATCATCGAAAACCGAGTGAAGAAAATCACAAGGCTTTCGGAAATACAAGTTCTCTTCATGGTTGGGAAAGGGCGCAACGAAATGTTGTGTCCTTTTTCTATTGGAGAGAAAAAGGAAAGAATGATTTTATGGATTACAGCAGTGCAAAATGGAAGAAGAAACGGGCAAAAATCCTGCGCCTTGATGGTTACAAGGATGTTGTTGCAGGATGGTATGGAAGAACTTGCGAGGCGCAAATGGTTCATCATATTTATCCGGCGGAAAAATATCCTGAATATGCTTGGGAAGATTGGAACCTAATTTCCGTCAGCTATTCCACGCATAAGAAATTGGAAAACCATATGACAGGAGGTTTGACGGAGTTGGGTAAACAGTTGATGCGCTCTACAACTCCTTATGTAGATTGGAGAAAAAAGAAATGATCCCCCCCTCCCTCGGGGCAATGTTCTGAAAGCTTCTCTACTGCGGGGGTTTAACTTTTTCCAACTCTAAGTAAAAAAATAAAAAGGGGGGTGAAGGGGATGGACAATGAAATCAGCGAACTTGTCAAGAAGGTTGTGAAACAGACGAAAACGCGAATGAGGGCTGTTAATACTTACCGAAAGGAATTCGATGCAGTCATTGATAGATATGCGGATTTGTATGTGCAATATGAAATATTGCGCAGTCAGTGGTATGACAGCGGATGCGTTGTTTCGGAGGAATATACAAACAAAGCGGGGGCAGTAAATCAGCGAAAAACACCGCTGTATTTATCCATGGAAACGCTACGAAAAGAATTGGTTGATTTAGAAAACATCCTTGGATTAACCCCGAAAGGTTTGAAACAGATAAATTCCAAAGGTCTTGAAACCAAAAAACAATCTGCGCTTGAAAAGGCTCTGAGTGAATTAGGTGGCTAAGTATAAAAACTGGGATATTGTTATGGATTATGCAAATGATGTTGTATCCGGCAAGATTCCAGCGAATAAATACAGGATCAAGGGATGTCAAAGGTTTCTTGACGATCTGGAAAATCCTGATTATGATTTCAAACCAAAAGATGCTGAGTTCTGCATTGGCATCATAGAAAAAACCATTTGTCATCAGCAGGGCGAAAAACAGGATGGCACGCCTTTGCGCGGCACACCGTTCTTGCTTATGCCGTTCCATAAATTCATTATCTACAATCTCTTAGGGTTCAAACTAAAAGGGACGAATATCAATCGATTTCATGAAGCGTTGATTTTTATTCCGAGAAAAAATGTAAAAACATCGTTTGCGGCATCATTGTCATATGCGCTTGGGCTTCTATATAGAAAGTCTGGCGCAAAGATGTATGTTGTTGCTGCGGCTCTAAAACAGACCTTGGAAACCTTTAATTTTCTGAAATACAATATTGAAAATTTAGGGGAAGATAGGGCGCATGGCGGGGCGTTCAGAATTATCGACAACAATAATGAGCATTCAATAACTGCGGATTTTGCAGGGGGGATGATTTCAATTTCCGCCCTTGCTGCGAATCCTGATGCACAAGATAGTTTCAACTGCAATTTTGCAATCATAGACGAAGTTCATGCTCTAAAAAAACCAAAACAATATAACCTGTTCAAAGAAGCTATGAAAGCGTACACCAATAAATTGATTGTCGGGATTTCAACGGCGGGTGATGATCCGAACAGCTTTCTTGCACAAAAGGTAAAATATTGCAAACGCGTCCTAGACAAAGAAGTGCGGGATGAACAGTATTTTATCTTTATCGCAGAAGCAGACCCCGTCAAATCCGAAACAGGGAAAGAGTATATTGATTATACAAATCCATTGACACATCAGATTGCGAATCCTGGTTATGGCGAAAGCATCAGACCGGATGAAATTTTGAACGATTCCTTACAAGCACAAAATGACCCACAACAGCGAAAGGATTTTTTTGCAAAATCTTTGAATGTATTTACTGCGGCGATGGATACATATTTTGATATGTCCGAGGTCACTGCGTCCAATGATAAATATAATTGGACTTTAGAGGAACTGGCAAAATTGCCTATTACATGGTATGGCGGTGCAGACTTATCGAAAATGTATGACCTTACAGGCGTTTCCCTTCATGGAAGATACCAAGATATTGATATCAGCATAACACACGGATTCATACCAGTTGTTCAGGCGCACTTAAAAGCGGATGAAGATAATATCCCGTTTTTCTGGTGGCAGGAATGCGGATGGCTGACGCTGTGTAATGATGAGGTTATCAAATATGATGATGTTGTTGCATGGTTCCAAGAAATGAAAAAAATGGGATTCAAAATAAAATGGGTCGGATATGATAAACGCTATGCAAGAGAATTTGTCCTAAAAATGAAAAAAGCTGGTTTCAAAATGAGAGATCAGTCCCAGAGATATGTAGAAAAAACAGAAGCGTTCCGCGAGATTGAAAAACAAATCAAGCAGGGGCGTTTTTATTATGTCGGAAACAAAGCCTTTGAATATTGCATTAGCAATGTCAAGGCTGCGGAAGACAGTGACGATTTTGTTCGCTTCGAAAAAGTACAGCCGAAATTGAGGATTGACCTTTTCGATGCGGATGTTATCGCAACAAAGCAAATGCTCATCGGTAACGAAAAAAGCCAAAACGCAAGTAGTTGGCTGGATTAACAGGGAGGTGATTAAATGGCAAAAAAGAGAAAAAACAGCAAGGCAAAAACACGGGCAGAACCAACAACTGCAACAGCTTCCTTTCTCTGTTCCACTGCTGCATATGATACTCTGTGCGCTACTGGATACACAAAATTATCCCATAATCCTGAGATTATGGCAGCAATCAATAAAATTGCAACCCTTGTTTCCAGCATGACAATTTATCTGATGCAGAACGGTGAAAATGGGGATATTCGCATTCGAAACGGTATCTCTGAAAAAATCGACATCAACCCGAACAGATATGCAACAAGAACATCCTTCATTTCTTCCGTTGTGCGCACTCTTTTACTAGAGGGTGACGGGAACAGCATTGTCCTGCCAACAACGGAAAACGGGTATATTAGCGATCTATTTCCAATCCCTGCAACATCCGTTTCTTTTATTCCTAATGGATTTGCATACAAAGTTATGGTAAAAGGGCAGGAATTTAATCCTGATGATTTACTGCATTTTGTCATCAATCCAGACCCGAACTATTTCTGGAAAGGAACCGGATACCGGACAACCCTGAAAGAAGTAGCGGAAAATCTGAAACAGGCAAATGTAACAAAAAAGGGTTTCATGGAAAGCAAGTGGAAACCATCCATCATTGTGAAGGTTGATGGTATGGTGGAAGAGTTTTCCGACAAAGAAGGGCGTAGGAAGTTACTTGAAAAGTATGTAGAATCCTCCAAAGCGGGCGAACCTTGGTTATTACCCGCAGACCAATTCGATGTCACGGAAATTCGCCCTTTATCCCTGAATGATATTGCAATTTCCGATAGCGTACAGATGGACAAACAGACTGTTGCAGCAATTCTGGATGTTCCATTGTATGTTGTTGGCGCAGGGAAATACGATGCAAATGAATGGAATAATTTCATCAACAACAGAATCCGTCCTATTTGTCAGGCTATCGAACAGGAAATGACAAAGAAAATCCTGATTCGCCCTGATTGGTATTTTAGATTCAATCTGCGTTCCCTGTATTCCTATGACATCAAGACCCTTTCCGAAGTCGGGCAGAACATGTATACAAGGGGCTTGATGACTGGCAATGAAGTCAGGGATTGGTTAACGCTTAGCCCTCTGGAAGGGTTGGACGAACTGGTTATTCTTGAAAACTATATTCCAAAGGGTATGATCGGAGAACAGGAAAAATTGAAAGGGGGCGAATGATGAAATGAGAGAAACAAAACAAATGAGAAGCGTTGTTTCTCAGTTCCAGACCAGAGAAGAAGCAGATGAATTATACATCAGCGGTTATTTCTCTGTGTTTAATTCGAATTACGAAATCTGGGAGGGGGCAACGGAAAGCATTGCTCCAACTGCATTTGATGATGCATTGTCTGATGACATTCGTTGTCTGATTAACCACGAATCCAGATTGGTTCTTGGTAGAACAAAAGCAAATACTCTGACATTGAAAACGGATAGCCGCGGTCTTTGGGGCGAAGTAAAAGTAAACCGCAAAGATCAGGACGCTATGAATCTCTATGAAAGAGTAAAACGCGGAGATGTAGACCAGTGCAGTTTCGGATTTGAAATTCTGGAGGAGGAATTTTCAGACAATGGCACATCTGTCCATTGGACAATTAAAAAAGTCCGCCTGTTTGAGGTTTCTGTTGTCACATTCCCTGCGTATCAGGAAACGAGCGTGACAGCGAGAAAGGAACAGTTGGAAAATATGCGTAAAAGAGAATTTGGGGCATGGAAAGAAAAGATGCTCCGCAAAGTGAAAGGAGAATGAGCATGGCGTTAAAAGCACTGATTCTGCGTTCCAAACTGGACGCAAAGAATAAGGAACTGGAAGCCCTGAGAGCGAAAGACGCTGATTTTGCAAAAAGAGAAGCAGAACTGGAAGCGGCGATTGGCGAAATGACCGAGGAAACATCCGAGGAAGATAGAAAAACAGTAGAAGATCAGGCGGAAGCGTTCCAGACAGAAAAAGACGAACATGATTCTGCAAAAGGCGAACTGGAAGCGGAAGTTGAACGTCTGGAAAATGAAATTGCGGAAGAGGAAAAACGATCCGCAGTGGCAGCAAACAACAATCCTAGAGAAAAGGAAAGAGGTGCAGAAGTTACTATGGAAACAAGAAAATTCTTTGGCATGAGCGCACAGGAAAGAGATGCTTTTTTTGCAAGAGAAGATGTAACAACATTCCTGCAGAGAGCAAGAGAATTCGGTAGCCAGAAACGCTCCGTTACAGGCGCAGAACTGACAATTCCCGAAGTAATGCTGGATCTGGTTAGAGAAAATATCAAAAATTACTCTAAACTGATTGGCAAGGTAAGACTGAGAAATGTACCTGGCAAGGCAAGACAGCCTATTATGGGCATTATCCCTGAAGGTATTTGGACAGAAGCGTGCGGCAAACTGAACGAACTGGAATTCAAATTTACAGAGGTTGAAGTAGATGGTTATAAAGTGGGCGGCTTTGTAGCAATCTGCAATGCGGTTCTGGAAGATTCTGATGTTGCGCTGGCAACTGAACTGCTGCTGGGCATCGGTCAGGCTATCGGCCTTGCGCTGGATAAAGCAATTATTTTCGGTACAGGCGTAAAAATGCCTACTGGTATCTTTGGTAAACTGCCCGCCGAAAATAAAGTGACTATCACAGCGGCAAATAGCACAGATGCAAAGCTGTTCAAAGAAATCATCAAAGCGTCCGGCAATGCAAAATCTGATTACAGCGCGGGTGAAAAATTCTGGGCACTGAGCGAAAAAACAAAAACAACACTGCTGGCGGAAGCTGTTTCCTTTACAGCGGCGGGCGCAATCGCATCCGGTGTAAATAATACAATGCCTGTTATCGGCGGTGAATTCGTTACACTGCCTTTCATGCCTGACAATATGATTGTTGGTGGCTATGGTGATCTGTATCTGCTGGCAGAAAGAGCGGGCACAACTCTGGCGCAGTCCGAACATGTTATGTTCATTGAAGATAACACAGTGTTTAAGGGTACAGGTAGATATGATGGCACACCCGTTATTCCTGAGGGTTTTGTAGCAATCGGCATCAATGGCGTTGCGCCTTCCGCAGACGGCGTGACATTTGCGCCCGATGAAGCAAATACAGCAGAAGCAGCCGCAGAATAAATAGTAAAGGAGGCGGCTTATGAATAACACAGAAAAACTTGTTATCCTGAAAAAAGACCTTCAGCAGATGACAACGGCAAATGACACATACCTTGAAACCCTCCTGACCTTTGCCGAAGCCGCTATTCAGAGGGAGGGGATTGTCTTAAAAGATGATATTGAATGCAACATGGCTGTAATTCATTATGCAGCTTACCTTTTTAGGAAGCGAGCGGGCACGGATACAGCCATGCCGCGTTTCCTTCGTTATGAATTGAATAACCTTCTTTTCTCCCAGAAGGGGGCGGTTGAATGACATTCGATGATGGCATTTTGAAAATCTACAATACACAAAATATTGCAGACCATGGGGATATGCCGAAAGACGGGCTTGTTCTAAAGTCGGAGCATTATTTTGGCTATGATGTTTTGGGGTATAACCGTTATTATACAGCTCTGCAGGCGCATCAAAACATCAATGCTGTTGTCAATATTCCTGATTGGCACGGACAGGAAATCACAACTCTTGATATTGCTGAAATGGAAGATGGCATTAAATATGTGATTCGGCTTGTGCAGCCTATGAAAGACGAAAATGGATTAAATATCACAAAACTAACACTGGAAAGGGTGGTTGCGCAGAATGCATGATAAACTGTATAAGGTGAAAAACGCACTGTTATCCGTTCCATGCAATCTGTTCCATTATTTTGCAGTCAAGAAACCTGACAAATATATTGTCTGGGCAGAAAATGGGGAAGCATCTTCCTTAGAAGCTGACGGACGGAAACAAGATCAGGTTATTGGTGGATACATCGACTATTTCACCAAAGATGAAAATGACCCGAATGTGGAATTGATTCAAAAGGCGTTAGCATCTGCTGAAATTGCATTTTCTTTGAATGATGTGATTTATGAGGATGAAACGAAATATATTCACTACGCTTGGAAATTCGAGGTGGTGTGATATGGCAAAGATGAAATTCAATGCGGGTGATTTGGATAAGCGCATGGAAAAACTGCGAATTGCAGTATCAAGAAACATTGGAAAAAAAGCGTTATATGGCGGCGCAGATGTTTTTGCAGATACGCTAAAAGAAGAAACCGAAAATATACCTGATGAAGTATTCCGACATCTGGACAAAGAGGAAAAATTCAAAAGCGTTGCAGAAAAGGATAAACAACATTTGGTTGATGCAATGGGTATTTCTGAATTTTATGAAAACGGACATATCATTGAGGCAAGTGTTGGTTTTGATGGATACCAAGGGATACCTACGGCGAAATATCCAAAAGGTGTCCCAAATGCGCTGTTAGCGCGCTCTATCAATTCAGGATCATCCGTCCGCCAGCGGTATCCGTTTATTGATAACGCTGTGAAAAAAGCGGCTCCAAAAGTTGAGGAAAGAATGCGCGAAATCACAGAAAACGAAATTGATAAAATCATGAAAGGAAGTGTTTGAATATGGCAGTAATTGGTCTGAGCAAACCCTTTGTTGCAAAATATAACAACGATGGCAATACAGTTACATACACAGGCGGCACAGTTCTGGGTAAAGCAATTTCTTTTTCCGCAGAGTTGGAAGAGGGCGATAGCAACGATCTGTATGGTGACAATGGAGTGTGCGAAACTGATAAATCTTTCTCCGGCGGCACTATGACAATCGGCACTGATGACCTTACAAATGAATCTAGTGCGCTGATTCTGGGCATTACACCAGCAGAGGACGGAGAATTGGTTTATGATGATGATATGACTGCGCCATATCTGGGTTTTGGTTGTGTTGTGAAAAAGAAACACAACAATGCGTTCAAATGGAGAGCTGTTGTTTTCCCTAAAATCATGTTCAACATTCCCGCGGAAGCGGCTGAAACACAGGGCGAAACTATTGAATGGCAGACCCCCGAACTGACTGCATCCATTCTGCGTGATGACACAGAAAAACATGCATGGAAACGTGAATCCACATTTGAAACAGAGGCGGAAGCGGTTGCCTATATTAAAGGCAAACTGGGTATTACAGATGCAGCCTGATAAGGAGGTATCTGAATGGACAGATTAACAAGAATTGAAATCGGCGGGTATTCTTACCCGCTGAATTTTTCCGTATTTGCTGCATCAAAAACATATGAAAGATTTGGAGATGTAGACGGAATGCAGGAAAGGGTAATGAATGGTTTTTCTGAAAAAGCTATTGAGGATACCTTTTGGATGTTGGAACTTCTTGCAGATCAGGGTGCGGAATATGAAAAAATCAGAAACAATACGGAAATTGAAAAACTGAATGTGGAAGGATTACAGACGGTATTCGGCATCAGAGAATTTAATTTGGTACGCTCCAAAATCATGGAGGCGGTAACAAATTCTGTAATGCAGACGGTAGAAATCAAACCAGCAAAAAACGCAGGAACCACGCAGGGCGAGGAAAACAAACGAGCTTTGCGTGGTTTTGGTTTTATGGACGCATTCTTGGAATTCCTGAAAAGGAAGTAAAATGTATGCCGCTTGGTGAACTGGGGGACATGATTGCGTGTTACCAGATTATTCACGGCGCAGAAGAAAAGATTATTGTGGATGATTTTGATGAAATGATTCCTTTTGACTGGAAGTAAGGGGGTGAAAACATGGCGAAAGGTATGGGCTATAAAATCGGCTGGGAAGGCGAAGCGGAGTTTTTGAAAGCCCTTAGAGAAATGACAGCACAGCAGAAAACCCTTAAAACGGAAATGCAGCTTGTTACCTCCGAATTTGATAAAAACGATAAAAGTCAGGCGAAATTAACCGCACAGAACAAGGTGCTGAATAAGCAGATTGATTTGCAGTTAAAAAAGGTTCTGGCACAGCAGGAAGCGTTGCAACAGGCTAGAGAAGCATATGATGACAACCACGTTATTGTGCAGAAATATACGCAGGATTTGAACAAGGCAAAGGCTGAACTGAACAGGCTGAACAGAGAGTTGGAAGAAAACGAAAAGGCGGCTGAGGGAAGCGGCAGCGGCTTGGAAGATTTTGCGGGCGAAATGGCCGGAGGAATGACAAAGGCTGGCGCATTTGCGGCGGTTCTGGGGGGCACTCTTGCGTCTAAAGGTTTGGAAGTTGTGGCGGAAGCGGCTGTTGATGCAACAAAGGCCGTTGCGGAATTTTCTGCAGAAACAGAAAGGGCAGTTTCCAAGACCAGGGCGCAACTGGGTCTTACGGAAGAAGAAGCGAAAGCATACGCTGGAATCATTACAGGAATTTATTCCGATGGGTTTGTGGATAACACAGAAGAAGCGGCGGAAGCCCTTTCAAAGGTAAAGCAACAGTTAAAAGAATTGCCGGATGAAAAGTTGAAAAATGTGAGTAATCAGGCGATTATCATGGAAAAGGTTTTTGATGTTGATGTGCAAGAGGGCTTGCGTGGCGCGGATGCGCTGATGAAGCAGTTCGGCATTGATGCGGAAAAAGCCTATGATTTGATGACTGTTGGCGCACAAAAAGGATTAAATCAGAACGGTGATTTAGCAGATCAGATTGCGGAGTACGCTGTTTATTATGCGGATGCGGGCTATTCTGCGGAACAGATGTTTAACATGATGATAAGCGGCGCAGAAAGCGGCGTATATCAGATTGATTACCTGAATGATGCAATCAAAGAATTCGGTATTCGTACAAAAGACAACTCCAAATCCAGCGCAGAAGCATTTTCGGGTCTTGGATTGGATGCACAGAAAATGTTTACTATGTTTGCAGCGGGCGGCGAACAGGCGCAGATTGCTACACAGACGGTAAATGATGCTCTGTTTTCTATGACAGATCAGGTAAAGCAAAATGAAATCGGCGTTGCTCTTTACGGTACTAAATGGGAGGATTTAGGCATTAGTGCAGTTCAGGCTATGGCAACTGCGCAGGAAAGCATTATTGGGTTAGATGGTGCCACAATCGCGGCGGGCGAAGCTATGACAGCGAATTTTGCAGATCAGATGCAGAAGTTAAAACAAGAAGCGTCTGCGGCGGTATACGAAATGGTGAATGACATCATTACGCCTGAAAAGTTCGAAGAGCGCATGGCGGATATTATGACACGCATCTCCGACACGATCAGCAGCAATACACCTATGATTCTGGATAAAGGCTTTGAAATGGTTGAAGGTTTCGGAGAAGCCCTTGCGGATGCTGCGCCTGAGTTGATTCCTGATATTGTGCAGATGATTGCGCAGATTGCTTCTACTCTGATTGAACACATTCCAGATGTGGCGGCGGTTGCCCCTCAGATTGTGGGCGGGCTTGCAATCGGCATTATCAATGCAATCCCTGATTTAATCCTTGCCGTTCCTCAGTTACTTGGTTCTTTTGCAAAAGGCTTTGAAGATTATGACATTGAAATCATTGAAATCGGTGTAAATATCGTAAAAGGCATTCTGCAAGGCATCAAAAATGCGTGGTCTGGGCTGGTAGACGGATTTAAGGGGATGCTGAAAAACCTTGTGACACAGTCCGAAAAAGAATTGCAGATTCACAGCCCTTCCAAGGTATTCCGAGATAAGATCGGTAAACAGATTGTTGCTGGCGTTGAACAGGGTATTGAAAAGAATGAAAGCAAAGCGGTAAAAGCGGCGCGGGAAATGTCCCAAAACCTGTTGAAAGCGGCGGAGGAATATGTTTCTGATAAGAAATTCTATAACGAAATGTCCCTGCAGGATGAGGCAACGTTCTGGGAAGATTTGAAAACCATGAGCGAATTCCAAGCGGACGAAATTGCGGAGATCGATAAAAAGATTTATACCGCAAAAGAAAAGGCTATGGAAGAGGAACAGAAAGCTCTTGAAGAATATGAAAAGAACATCAAGAGTAAGGCGGAAAGCATTTCTGGATTCAAGGGGCTGTTCGATGCTGCGGAAAGCGAAGATGTTTCCGGCAAAGACCTTGTTGCAAATCTGGAAAGCCAGATGGACGCTATCGAAAAATACAAAACAAGTCTGGAATCCTTGAAAGAAAAGGGTGTTTCCGGCGGATTATTCGCGGAACTTGTTGGAATGGGTCCCGAAGCGGCGGACGAAATTGCAGCATTGAACACCCTGACGGCGGCGCAGTTGGATGCGTACATTGCTATGTACGAAGAAAAGAAAACGGCGGCGGCTGAAATTGCACAGCAGTTTTATGGAGTAGGCGCAGAAACAACGGAAACATTGACAGATGTTGGTTCGGGCGCGCTTTCGACAAGCATGGAAGAACAGGAAGTTCTTGTTCTGGAAGCGGCGCAGAAACTGGCAGAAGCGGCAAATGAAGAAATTGCAAAATACGAATCTGATTTTGTAGATACGGGTGAACAGCTCATGGCTGGCGTTGCTCAGGGCGTGAAAAACGGACAGAGTGGCGTTGTTAATGCGATTGCGGCGGCTTTGCGTGCTGCGGTAAGAAGAGCAAGGGCGGAAATGAAAATCAATTCCCCGTCCCGCGTATTTGCTGAAATCGGTGAATATATGGCGGCTGGGCTTGATGTTGGTTGGGAAGATCGGATGAAAACAACTTCTAGCCATATCAACAGTAGTTTAAGCAATCTTTCTTCTCCAAAAGCGTATGCGGGCGGCGGCACAACAGATAATTCCAAAACATATACTTACGGCGATATTGTTATGAATATTGATACCGTAAACAACGGAAATGACCGTGACACGCGGCGCATTGCGGAGGAATTGGAATTTATCCGCCGGCAGAATGAAAGCGGGAAAGGAGGGAACGCATGATCCATGAAGCGTGGTTTGTGTTCAAAGGAATCGATAGCAGAAAAATGGGCGTATATGTAACTAGAATGCCGGAAACTGTGCGCCCAGAGAGAAAGATTGAAAGTATCACTATCGCTGGGAGAAATGGCTCCTTGCATACGGACGATGGCGTGTATGAAAGCTATGACAGAACTATGGAGTGCGCCTTGAAAAGACGGGCGAAACTGGATGAGGTTGCGGCTTGGCTGGTTGGCAGCGGGGATATTATCTTTTCTACGGAACCGGATAAGGTTTATAAAATTACTATTGCAAACAAAGTAAGCATTGCGCAAATGATGAAAACATTCCAAAAGTTCATCGTAACAATGGATACACAGCCGTTCAAGTACAGCGTAAACGCTTTCAATGATAAGAAGATTCTGACAGAACCAACAAGGATTAAAAATCGCGGAACGGAATATTCTCAACCCATTATTACTGTGTACGGCAGCGGCGGCATTACGCTGACAATCAATGATGTGGATTATCCTATGGATAATGTTGATAACTATATCACAATCGATTCTGAAATGATGGAAGTGTTCAAAGATTCCGCGAATCAAAACAGCAAATTCAAAAGCGCGGTTTTTCCCAGATTGGAAACAGGGGAAAATTCTGTCAGTTGGACAGGAGATGTTAGCCGCGTTGAAATTGAACCCAGATGGAGGTGGGTATAATTGGCTAAGACATATAACAGAATGATGCTGGATGTTGCTGCGGACATCCATGACATCATTACAGAAGTGCAGGGGGATCAGAATAGCAGATACTTAGATGTTTATCTGTATAACAATGGTGTCCCTATTGATCTGACAGGGCACACAGTCAGAATCTATATGCGCCGTCCAAAAACAAACCCTCTTAGCGAATTAGAGGAATTTTTCAATGATGGCGAAATCACAGAAGCAACAGAAGGGCGTTGTCAGTTCCTTATGAGTACGCAGGCTCTTGCGAAATTCGGACATCTGGAAGCGCAGATTTCCATTTGGAAAGGAACGGAAGAAATTCTTTCTACGCAGAAATTTAGAATCATGGTAACTGAAAATCTGAGGGTAGAGGGTGAAATCGAGGGCAGTAATGAATATGGTGCGCTTGTCATTCTGTTCCAGAATCTTTATGAAGCCTATGACCTGATGGTTACAATGATCGAGAATTTCGGCAAAGCTGGGGATATTGCAGCGGAAAGAGATATTGCAACATTCTGGCAGGGCATGGAATACCTGATGCGCTATATGGACACAGACCTCAGAACATTGCTGGAAGAAACCATTCAACAGGCTATGCAGTCTGCGGGCGGCTCTGGTGATATGCTGTTTGTTCTGTTCGGTCTGTATTCCGATGATGAGGGCATTTGGGAATGGTGTTTCCGTCAACCTCAGATTGGACAGGCTTTGAATGCTGGTTTTAATCTCGGTTCGGATGCGCTGGATGACTGCGAAAGCGTTGCTGAAATTGTGGCAAATGCGGATGTTATTGCAAAGATCGGTGCAAACGCTGATGCGGTGGCAATTTGCTCCAAAGACCCTACACTTGCGGCGGCTTTGATTAGCTATATGGATGATGAATCTGTGCTTGCAGCGGGTCTTGGTTATCAGAAATTTGCCGTTGGTACAGAAGTAACGCTGGATTGGTACGGCAATCCTACGAAGTTCATTGTTGCGCATAAAGGATATAAGACATCCGGCAAAATTGTTTTGGTTTCTAAAACCTTCCTTGGTGGGCACATCTGGGCGGCGGGCGCAAACAGTAACTACAATAATTATAGTTGCAGCGGCTTGAGAACATATCTGAATACTACGGTTTTGGAAGGTTTCAGTGACCGCATTCAGGCGGCTATTGCACAGACAGCGGTTGCTTGTCATGACAAATCCACGGCGGTAACTTGTAATGACAAAATTTGGGCGTTGTCTTATGCAGAGGCAGGGCTTGGCACGAATCAGTATGCTCCCGTTGAAGGTTCTGCGCTGTCTTATTTCAATTCTGCGGCACGCAGAAGCCTAGGCGGTATTTGGTGGCTGCGCACTCCTTATTCCAGCAACACGGGCGGTGCGTGGGGTGTGAGTACGGACGGCACCGCGACCTATAACAGCACTACGGATGATTGTGGCGTTGTCCCTGCGTTTGAAATCTGATGAACCGCGAAAGCGGTTCCGATAGGCGGGGCTTGTCCCCGCCCTGCGGCGGAAGCCGCCAAAAGAAAGGATGATGCGAAATGGCTGTTCCTAAGCACAAAAGAAAGGAAAGTGACCTGCAATTTCTTATCAATGCGGAGGATTTACAGCAAAAGACACATGATGCAGTAATGACGGATGGATATGTTCCAAAGAAATACAGATACATATGGACACAGGAAGTTTTCAAAATGTCCATGGAAATATATGAAAA